AAATCAAAAACGATTATAAACTAATAGTTAGTTAATATGTTACCATTCCAAGAAACTAAAATAAATGATAATGAATTTATATGCAAAGAATTCTTACGTCATTATCAATTCGCTAACCTATTACAAAAAGCAAGTGTAGACCAATTAACAATAGCATTGAATAATCCAGAGTTAATTGAAGCAATTACAAGGTTAAATAAATGTTTAGAGAAGTAATCTTAAATAATGAGAAAGACTGGATGGCTATAAGGTCTAAAGTTTTAACTGCCACTGAAGTATCTGTAATACTAGGTTTAAACAAATACAGAACCATAAACGAAATATTAGCAGATAAAAAAGATCCTAAGCCATTTGAGAATTCTTATACTGTAATAGGGCAGTTATTAGAACCAGTTGTAGTAGCATCTACAAATAAAATATTAGGAACCAACTTTAAATTATTTGAACAAACAAAAGACATTAAAAGTTTTTTCTTAGACGAAGAATTAAAGTTAGGTTCGACACCAGACGCAAGTGATGGACAGAAATTATTAGAATGTAAGACTACTAAACCAGGTAACTTTTTAAGGTATTCTGGATGGCCTCCTGTTTACTATTTAGCGCAATTATATACTCAGCTATTATGTACTAGTTTAGAAGAAGGATTATTATCTATATTATCTACAAACCTAGCCCCTATTTCTCAGGAAATAAGGATACCTATAAGCATATTTTCAGTATCTAGAAGTTCGAAAATAGATTCATTAGTTATTAGTGAGGTTGAAAGATTTTGGAACACTATAAATGCTAATAAAGTATTTAGAGTAAATAGAAAACAAACATTAGAAACAGAAATAATATTACGTTGTTTAACTAAAAGGATATATTAATGACCATATCATACTCAAGTGACGTTTATAATCTAGAAGATATATTACACTACCATATAGCTAAATATAGAAATAGTAATTATGATAAAGATGAATTATATCAGATAGCGTATTTAGGATACTTACAAGCTAAAGCTAATTATAATCCTGATAAAGGAAGGATGACCTTATTATATGTAAGTAAGTATATTAAAGGAGCATTATATCATACAGTAGTAAAGAACAATAAAATAAAAGCTACTGAATTAGACTTTCTAGAATCAGAAAGTGGAGATATAATAGGTATAGATGAAAGCATACTATGCGATAGAGAAAGAACAGAAGATTTAAAATTTAAAAATAAAATGTTTAACCATATAAATAAAATTAAGCAGGTTATACACTTGATTCCAGAAGAAGAAGCTAGTATAATATATGATTATTATCTATCTGCTAAACCTAAAAGTTTATTAGAGATAGCTAGATTAAAAGGAGTAACTAAACAGCGTATACACCAGATAAAAGCTGCAGGAATAGAAAAAATAAAAGTCCTGTTAGGTAAAGAATACTTAGAAAAAGGACTGTAAATACAATAGACAAGGATAGTCAGTTATGCTATAGTAATTTAAAGTGAGGAGAATAAGATGACCTGTATAGCAGTTTTACGTGATAAAAAAAGTTCTCTATGGTTTGCTTCAGATAGACGACTATCCTCAGACCACAACATAATATCTTCCAATGAACCGAAAACTAAATTATTAAATAACATATTAGTATCAGGAGCAGGTACTGCTTGGATATGCGACTTAATATTAGAACGTTATGAATTCCCTACAATAGAAAACGACGATCCAGAAAACTTCTGGGCACATAATGTATTGTATCCTGATTTACTTAGATGGTTAAGGGAAGAAGGTTATGTAGATAAAGGAGGTATTAAATTAAATACTGGCGCGTCCAAAGGTAAAGAAGATAGAGAAGAAGAATATGCTATAATGTTAATAGGAGCTAACTCAGCTTTATTTGAACTAACTATAGGTGAATCTTCAATATCTATAACTAAAGTAGATACTCCATACGCTACTGGATGTGGAGGGTCTTATGCTTTAGGATCATTAAGAACTACTGAAAAGATGAAGATGAAAGTTAAAGATAGATTAAAATTAGCATGTGAAGTAGCAGCTCAATGCTCCTCAGGTTGTGATGACCGTATAGATATATTAACCAATAAGGGGTTATTCTAATGGGCGTAACTAAAGAAGATATGATAGAAAGAATTGAAATGGTAGACTATGCTCAAGCTAGAGGTATAGATACTAATTGTGATTCAACAGAACTAGCCTGGCGTATAAACGAATATAAATTATCTAAGGTTAAAACAATAAAACAATTTGTAGGTACAGAATATGACTGGTAAAAAGTTTTTTGAATTACCGTACCCTCCATCAGTTAACCATTACTGGGGACAGTACGCTATAAAGAAAAGAATTATAATGTTTGTAGGTAAAAAAGGAATAGCTTATAAGCAAAAAGTTAAAGATTTATATCCTAACCCAGTTACTTTTCAGACTAGATTAAGAATAGAAATATATGCATTCATGCCAGATAAAAGAGTTAGGGATATAGATAATCTAAGTAAGTGTTTACTTGATAGTCTAGTACACGCCAAAATTATATTGGATGATAGTTTAGTAGATGAATTATATATTAAAAGAGAGAGAGTAATTAAAGGCGGTAAATTAGACGTCTATATAGAGGAGCTTAATAATGAGTAATATAGTACCTATAGATATAGAACTAGATAATATAAAAGAGCTAATTAGAGAAGCTTATGTTAAAGATGCCAATAGAGTCCCTCTAATTAATGTTCGAGACGGGAAACTACACTATCCTATGATCGGTTTATGGTGTAAGGACACGATTGATAGAACTTTATTATTAAGAATTATTCACAAATTAATTAGTATGTATCCTCATAGAACAGTAGATATGACAGAACATCTACTGGATAAGATACCAGTCACAGAGGATTCGACCCTAGAAATATGTTGGTTAGTGGGATTCATATCGGCCGCCCAAGTATTTGCAGAAGAACCAGAAAACAATAGTGTAATATTAGAGTTATTTAGAGATGCAGAAAGAGAATCTCTGGATCTATCAGGTTTAAATAAAACATTAAAAGAAATAATAGCAGAAGATAAAGATGAATAAGACATTCAGCATTCTAAAAAATAGAATGAGTAAAGAATCAAAGAGGAGAGTTAAAGTGAAGCAATCTAAACTAATAGGTATAATTAATAAACCTAAGATTTTATTTTATGATATTGAAACCGCTCCTCTAAAAGCTTGGATATGGAGAACAGGAGAGCAACGAGTTAATCCTGGACAGTTAGTTGCAGGCAGTGACCAGTATGAAATTATCACCCTTTGCTATGAATGGGCACATAATAAAAAGAAAGGACAATTAGATTGGGGAAAGAATAAAAACTCTAAGAAATTAGTTGAAGAGTTTACTAAAATATGCGATGAAGCTGATATAGTTATAGGTAAAAATAACAGAAGATTTGATGATAAACATTTAAATACTATGCGAATGATTCATGGGCTACCAGGTAGACCAGATCTATTAGCTAAGGTTGATGACTTAGAATCTCAATTACGTAAACACTTTTATTTACCTTCTTTTGGTTTAGACTATGTATCTAAAATGCTAGGCTTAAATGGTAAAGATGGTATGTGCTTACAAGATTGGATAGATATAATGGAGGGTACTCCAAAAGTTGCTGCCAAATCATTACTTAAAATGAAGAAGTATTGCAGTAAAGACGTGTCAGATACTAAGAAGATATGGAATCACTGTATGGCACACTTTCAACCTAAGTTTAATCATTCAATACATAACAGTTCTTTATGCTGTAAATATTGCGGGTCTACTAAAATACATAAGAATGGGATATCTGTACAGGGTAAAACTATATACCAACGATACTTTTGTACAGCTCATAATGGTAATGCAGGCCGTATATCAATTAAAAGTAAAACTGATATATTGACTTAAACCTAGAAGTATGGTAGTCTAACAATAGAGGCAAAAAAGAAGAGGTATACAATGAATGACTTAAGCGTAGTATCAGTCTTAACTCCTAAGAAGATCTATGACGAAGTAAGTAAAACGATTGTAGGTCAACATAAAGCTAAGAAACTTGTAGCTAATGCAATGTACTTGCACTTAGTTCGGTTATTCAAATTAGCTCAGGATCGTGAAACTAATCCGGAAGCTAAGATGGATAGTAAATCTAATATACTTTTAATGGGTCCTTCAGGTTGCGGTAAAACATTTATTGTTCGTGAAACTGCTAAGGCTATTAGAAGGTTAACTGGCCTTTCAGTATTTGAAATGCTTGAAGTAGATTCTACGGGACTTACTTCTAAAGGTTGGGAAGGAGACGATCTTGATGATATGATTGGGAATTTCTATACTAATAGATTGAATCATAATAAAGATTTATTCGATGCGTCTATTATCTATTTAGATGAATTCGATAAAAAGGTAATGCCTGCTGTAGGTAGTAGTGGTACTGATCATAATAAACAACTACAATACAATCTGTTAAAGATGGTAGAAGGTAGAGATATTGAAGTTAAAGGTAGAGATGGTAGGGCTATTATTGATACTATTAATACTTCTAACGTATTGTTTATTTTCTCAGGTAGCTTTGAAGAAGTACGTAACAAACGTAAAGATAATGGCAGTAAATTAGGCTTTACTTTCAATAATTTACATGAACAAGCTGGAAGTTTACATGAAGCTTTAATTGAAGTAGGGGCTGTAACCGAATTAGTAGGACGTATTGGTTTCGTAGGTGAGATTGAACAGTTAGAGAAAGATGAGTTGATTCAGATTTTAATTGAACATGTTGTTCCTAAAGCTGGTGAACTCTTAGGTAGAATAGGTATTAACTTAGATGAAGAAGGAGCAGTCTTTGAAGAAATTGCTGATCATGCTATTAAACGCAAAACTGGTGCTCGTGGTCTTGACGTGGAGTTGTTCACTGTTTTAGAGGATCGAATCTTTAATAGTGGATTAAACTTATAAGGAATACTAGATATGGTAGATAAAACATTAATACCTGAAGAGTTTTATGATGTGGCTTTAGTTCTAGAGATGGGAGCTAAGAAATACGGCAAGGATGCTTGGTTACATGGAATATCTATGAGCCATAGAAGTAATCATGAGTCTATGTCTAGGCATTTAGCTGAAGCTTATTGTCATAAAGATATTGACCATGAGTCGGGATTGGATCCATTATTACATCTAGCTACTAGAGCTCTGATGGAATATACAATGAAACAACGGGGGCTAAGTAAACTACTATTAGATGAAAAAGAGTCAACTAAACTTAAAGAATATATAGACTCTAAGCCCCTACCTAATAAAGAGCTAAGGAAGGCTCTAAGGGATTCTGCTGAGTTCTTAATGAGGATTCAAGCTTCTGATATACCTTTTGAATCTGAAGTGCCTGACGAGCTTGTAGATAACTCTATGATACGTTCAGCTTTGAGAGCTGCAGGTAAGAAATTTGATTTTGATCCTAACGAAGAAACATAAACTCAAACATTGCCTCACTTTAAAGGTCCTTAGGGGCCTTTTCTTTTGGTACCTGGTAGGGTACTACTGCCTTGGACCACCTTAGAGTGCCTTGGAGATATTTAATTAAAGCTTGACAGAATACAAATTATATGTTATAATGACTACTATAAGGGTCAAGGGGAACCTAACAGTAAGTATAATACTTAACAGTATTAACTAAACAGTGAGAACAAGCATGAAAATATGTCAACGTGGTATTGCACTAATTAAGAGTTTTGAAGGTTTAAGACTTACAGCATATAAATGCCCAGCAGGTATCTGGACAGTAGGGTTCGGTCATACTGGTCCAGACGTACTACCCTACATGGTTATTACTGAACAGCAGGCTGAGGGGCTTCTACGTAAGGATTTAGAGGTATTTGAAGAGACTGTCGAGTCTTCTGTTACTACACAGCTAACTCAGAATCAATTTGATGCCTGTGTTTGTTTAGCCTTCAATATAGGTAGAGGAGCATTCCGTTCATCTACACTAGTTAAGTTCTTAAATAATGAGCAATATGAAGATGCTGCCGAGCAATTCCTTAGGTGGAATAGAGGAGGTGGCCGAGTATTACCTGGGTTAACTAGAAGACGTGAAGCTGAGAGAAAGTTATTTTTAGAGGAATAATATGAAATATAAATTAACAATTGAATCTGATGAGTTAATAGATATACAATTAGTTACAAAAGCTGGTGATATGTACAGTGCTTTAAGTGATATTAAGAATTATGTACGATCCCTACATAAACATGAAGTACATGAAGATACAAACGTAGAAGCAATAATAGAAAAAATCTACGACTATATCATAGATTCTACTAGTGACTTAGATGTATAGGTGACGTGAGGCTGATTTATTTATCAGATAAACGGTCAATTACTTTGTCGACTTGAGCTCTTATATATTTTATATCTTCCTTAAGCTCAGCTTGTTGGACCTTTATTGGTTCTAACCTCACGTCAATCTCTTTAATAACCTCATAGCGATCTGGTCTACGAGTCATTTTATCTTCTTGACGTCTCATACGCAACTCCATAGAACCTAGCCAGAGGCCCACTACCCCAGTAAGAATCCAACTGACTAGATCTATATTCATGTTATTTACCTTTATGCTTGAAATATTCTACTTGACGTAACCGTTTTAAAGCTTCTTCTCTAGATTTATATACTCCTAAGCTCTTACCTTCTTCAGAACGTACCATCCATTTACCGTCAGCATGAACAATCATATTAATACCTTATTTTTCCACACTCTAAAATAACGCTACCTACTGTATCTTCAGCTGCATTAATAACT